GGGTATGCCACCACTTGTCGAACTCGTGATCAGAAAGTGGACCGTAGAAAAGGTCCTGATGCGGTATGTACCGCCTGATCAGCTCATCCAAGTGTGGTGTCTCTAACCACCTCCTCGCGAACCATCTATGCACTGCGTTCCGCAGATAGTAGAGGTCGGCGACTTCGTTCACCTGTTTCTTAAGGAACACAGGTCGTACGTCGGTCCCCTGAAACCAATCGGCGCCACAAGATTCTCTCACCGGTCCGTTGACGAAAGACTTCTCACGATTAAGCGAGAAGCCCAACGTCTCAAGTATGGTGATGAGGTATGGCGCTGAAAGCTGAGGTACGATAATATCGTCTCCGTAAACGGATGTTATATCACGCATCCAACAGCCAAATGTATGCTTTTCTGCAGCGTAAGCCGCAGCAGCAAACACCAAGGTTTCTATCGCGAATGTCGCACCATTCCCCATGGACGAAAGCTTACTGTAACGCAAGCGTTGTCCACTTGGCAAGGTCCCTTCCGGGGACCGAATGGCACACAGGTACTCGTACCAGCCCTTAGGGAAGAGCAGCTTCACACATCTCAACGAGACAGTGTCGCTAGCATTACTAAGGTCTAGCGTAACAGGGCTCTCGGCCGAATGGTCGATACTACCCAAATACGCCAGTTGCTGATTCTTTCGCTGTGAGTCCAAGTTCAAACCCCACCGCTTCAGACGTTTTCGGATCGCTCCGTCGACGCCTAACTGCAGCATTAGGTTCATTCTTGGCTCAATTGCGATGGGACGATCAGTTTGACCGTCCTTGGGAACCGTAGTGACTCGGTTGCCTTTAACCGACTGTAACACAGTCGACCAGAAAACGTCCCAATCTAAAACACACCAAGGAGGTATGTTATACTTAGATCGGTAGTCCTCCTCGAGGGCACCAAACCACCGCTCATCCTGTTGGATAAGCATTTCGGCGAAACCTGAAGCTTGACGGGTAACGTGGTAAGGCCAGTTGCAGTACTTGTCGTACTGTGTGACCATCCCATGGCTACCTGTGTCGGCTCCGGGCCCATGCCTTGACTCTAGCAGCACCTCACTCATAATCGGTTCATCACCGATAACGCGACTGACGAATTCTCTCATGTCTCCGAGAGCTTTCGTGGGCACACCGTCCATGAACAGCTTCCTCCACCCATGAGTATTGAACTCAGAGCAAGAGGTCTCTGCTTCGAGCACTTTCTCAAGCGCTCGTGTACGGCGTACTTGCGCGTCCCCCTCGAAAGGGTACTTGCGAAGTATGCTAGCCAGAAGGTACCCGACCTCGTCGGGACTACCCGTCGATCTCATACACTGTAGTGAGTGACGTGTAGCGAACTCATATACGGCTTTCGGGTCTCGGGATCTCACGATCCCAATAACCTCAGCCGGCACGAATTCG